GCCATGGCCCGCCCCTGCTGCGCGTTTTCTATGTATCTGCGGTTTCAGGGCTGCTTTCTTTTGCGCGGTCTCGGGAGCGTTGCCGCATAGCTCCGCTCCAGCAGCAGCCGGATCTGATCGTCTGCCGCGCTGCCGTCCAGCGCCACGGAGAGCCATCTGTCCTTGTTCATGTGGTAGGCCGGGAAAATCCCCGGCTCACCCCGCAGCGAACCGATGAGGATCGGGTCGCACTTGAGGTTCACCACGTCGATCATCTGCGTACCGGGCAGACCGAGCTTATTGCGCGGCACGTCCAGAACCAGCGCAAACCATTTCCGGTTTCCGCCGTGCCGGAACACGGCATGGTTCGGCGCATCGGCCCACGGATAGTCCGGCTCGGTGCTGTAATGATCGAATATATACCGCTGCAGCTCGTCTCTGGTCATTGTGCGTCCTCCCCGCTGCGTTACTCCGCCGTGATCGCCACCTTGATGACGCCGTCAAGCCGGTTTTCAAAGATGCGATACGCCTCCTCGATCTCGCTGAGCGGGAAGCGGTGCGTGATGAGCGGCGTGGTGTCGATCTTCCCCTGCGCGATCAAGCGCAGGATCTCGGAACAGTCGCAGCCGTCCACGCCGCCGGTCTTGAAGATGAGATTCTTGCCGTACATATCCGGCAGCGGCAGCGTCTGCGCCTCGTCATAGAGCGCGACCACCGTCACGATGGCGTTGGGACGCGCGCAGCGCCACGCAAGCTCGAAGGTATCCTTCGCGCCCGCGACCTCGAGCACCACATCCGCGCCGCCGTGGTCGCTGTGTGCGCGCACAAAGTCCTCACATGCCTCCGGCTGGCAGAGCAGCACGTCCGGATAGTGCTCGCGCACGAGCGCAATGCGCGTCGGGTCTTTCTCGCAGACGATGACGCGCTTGGGCTGCTTGAGCAGGACGCATGCCAGCGTGCACACACCGGTCGGTCCTGCACCGATGATGAGCACGGTGTCCTCCGGCGTGATCTCCGAAATGCGCGCAGCCCAGAAGCCGGTGGCCAGAATGTCACCGACGAACAGCGCCTGCTCATCGGTAACGCCGTCCGGGATCTTATCCAGCCCCTGATCGGCGTAAGGCACGCGCACAAACTCCGTCTGCCCGCCGTCGATGCGGCAGCCAAGCGCCCAGCCGCCGTTGGGGTCGGTGCAGTTGTTCACCCAGCCGTGACGGCAGAAGTAGCACTCGCCGCAAAAGGTCTCCACGTTCACCGTCACCCGGTCGCCGGGGCGGACGGTCTTTACCTCCGCGCCGACAGACTCCACGACGCCGACCATCTCATGACCGACGGTGATGCCCGGCACGGCGCGCGGCACGGAGCCGTGCTTGATGTGCAGGTCGCTGGTGCAGATCGAACCGAGCGTCACGCGCACAACGGCGTCGCGCGGGTCGGTCACGACCGGCTTCGGCTTTTCCGTCACGGCAAAGCGGCCGCGCTCGATATAGGTCAGTGCTTTCATAAGTCTCCTCCGATTATATCTGTTTTTCTATACAAGGAAGTTGAAAAAAGCAATCTCGATCACCACCAGCACTGTGAGGTGCGCCGAATTCGCAGCCGTAGACGCGGCCAGTGCCACAGCACCAGCGTCCGCAGCCCCATATCGCACCGTAGCATGGTTTATTGTCAGAAGTATTGTAGCACAGATCCGCAAAAACCACAATTATCTGCACAAAATTTGGAAATGAAGAAATGCTTCTTTCTTCCAATTTCGCCTTGACAGTTTTTCGGAATTCCTCTATAATAAAATTATTATGGTCAGCTCTGTCTTGCAAACTTTGCTGACTACATATTTGGAGGCTGGCATTTGTGCCAGCCTCCCTTTTTTGCTTCACCGTGCCCGCGCAGCCAGACCACACCACCGCGGATTATATACCCCTATACGCACCTTAATCGTCATATGTAATCACTTTCCACTGGAAACCAACTTTCACAAGATAGACTTCAAACGTTTCGCGCTCTGTCTCGTCTTCACCTGTCAGCTTTGCTTTTACCGTAACCTCTTTCACGGCCTGGATACTATCGCGGTCAAACAGCCCCTGGCTCTCCAATTGTTCGAGCCATTTCCCGTAGTCTTCCTCCAGCTTTCTAACCGAAACATCGCGCGCTCTTGTTGTCTCAACGGTGATTTTATAACGACCGTACTTGTCTGTTAAATTCTCTTCCTCTGTGGTATCTAAGGCTTTATAGTAATCGTCCCAGGAAGCGATATCCGCTTCCAAAGCATCGCTTTTGGCCTCAAAAAACGCTTCTTCATCCCCATCGTAGGAATGCAAAAGCGCACTTTGCGCATCATAGGCTGTCATACTAAAAAATGTGCGCGCATCGCAAAAGGAGGCTTTGCAGAACCGTTCCGCCGTAGAAGACGGTGAAAAATAGGAAAAAACGCCCGCCGCCGCGCCGCCGAGTACGATCACGACCAACAAAACGACAGCTATTATCTTCCGCTTTTTCGTTGAAAACAAGGATTTGATCCACGCTCCAGCCTTGTCTCCTTTTGCTTTGTTTTGCGCTACTGGTTCCTCTCCTGTGTCCAGAGCAGGCGCAGCCATTTCTTCGACCGGTTCCGCCACAACTTCCTCGTGCATATTCAGATTTTCTCCCACGCTGAATACCTCCATTTGTTTGTTTTTTGCAAGCTCAAAGCTGCAATCTGCAAACAGTATATAACATTTTGTTTTATAACGCAAGATAACATTTTGTTTTGTCTATACTTTTTTCAGCTTTATCAAAGGAGAAAGATATGTATAGACGAATTCGCGATATGCGTGAGGATCGAGACCTGTATCAGAAAGATATCGCTGAGTATTTGCAATGCACACAGGTCTGTTACTCACATTACGAAATGGGCAAACGGGACATACCAACGGATATTCTCATCAAGCTTGCCAAGTTCTATCAAACCAGCATTGACTATTTGCTGGGGCTGACGGATGAAAAGCAACCCTATCCTCCGGCCGGAAGTCGCAAGCGCGGCCCGCAATGCACACCTGCACACCCGAAAGCGTGATGCAATACGAGCGTACCACTAAACGCAAAAAACCCGGCAATCCCAATGAATTGCCGGGTTTTTTGCTGGTGGACGATACAGGACTTGAACCTGTGACCCTCCGCACGTCAAGCATGGTGTGCATTGCCACTATGCATTGGTATTACTGCATTGCGAGATATGGCGCAAATATATATCCCCATGATTATCCCTATGCCACCGCAGTTTGTCATTTGATTTGCTGATACAGTATCCTGACTCGCTTCCCTCGCTGCTGTAGTATCCGTTGCACACGATTGTAATCCTTGACAGATATGATGGGCGCGTGACACCCCTTGTACAACTGGCCCTTATAGCTGTTATAGCCGGCGTACACCGGGCAGGTAAGCACCCGCCGAATGGACTCGGCCGTCTGCACCTTGCCACGCTTCCCAGTGTAGCCGCGTAATCTGCACAGCTCGGCAACGGCCGACAGATTGCGGTATTCCGTGTAACGATCGAAAATATACCGCACGCGCTCCGCTTCCGCTGGGTTGATTTTCAGGCTGTCCTTTCCGTCGAGGTCATAACCAAGTACTTCGTTGCATGTTCGCTTTCCCTGCGCTGCGCGTTCCGCAATCGCCGCGCTGACACGTTCGGCCGTAAATTCTCGTTCCATCTGGGCAAAAACCCCGAGCATACCCATCATTGCGCGCCCGGTCGGCGTGGTCGTGTCAAAAGCCTCCGTATAGCTGATTAACCCACAGTTGTGCGCCGCAAACAGCTCCCACACGCTGTATAAGTCAGCAACGCTGCGCGTTAACCGGCTCAGCGCCCAGACGCACACAACATCAATTTTCCCGGTTTGTACATCGGACAGCAACCACAGCATTGCCGGGCGGTGCTTGATGTCTTTCGCACTGATACCCTCATCGGCGTACACGTCCACCACATCATAGGCGCGATCATTGCACCACTGCATCAAGCTCTTGCGCTGGGCGGCGAGGGAATACCCCTCCGCCGCCTGCTCGCTTGTTGATACACGGATATAGATTGCCGCACGCATTACTGATCGTCATCCTCGAAGCTCAGGCCGAGTGCCTTGAGAGCCGCGGCGCCCATGCGCTGCGCGGGAATCATATCGCCGTCGCTGTCGATGATGCAATCATCGCTCCCGCTGATCTCGTCGTAAAGCTCGGCGAGCGTTGGCGGCTCTGCCTCGCCGCTGTACGGCCACTCGGATGCGATGCGCTCGACCATGTCTCCCTCCCAGCAGCGCCAGGCAGTCGGGTCAGCAGCGAGCTCTCGCAGAGCGTCAGCCAGATCGCCACGGTCGCCGTACTCCCAGTTTTCGAACAGTGCGACCGGCTCGCAATCGTCGTTAAGGATGGCAAGCGTCACGCCGCCGCCGTTGTTTTCGTAGACTTCGTACTTCATAGTGTTTCCTCCTTGATTTTTCTGCCTTACTCGGTTTATAATCAAGGTGGCCGGGGTAAGGCTCCCGGCTCACCTTCTCGGGTGCGAGTAGCGGGGCTTTGGTCGGTGCCGCTACTCTTTTTGTTTACTCATGCATGATGCGCTTGACGCTCTCGCGAAGTTCTTCAAGCGTTTCGCACTTTTCAATGAGTTCGAGGATTGCCTTCAGAAGCGCCTCGGTGACATTCATTTCGTTCATTCCCTCACTTCCTTTCATAAGAGGTTCCCCTCTGCCTTACGAGTATTATTATAAACTAAACAGTTTATAATGTCAACCCTTTATTTTAACTTTTTCAGATATTTTAGAAAATTTTTAGTTGACACGTTAAACTAAATAGGTTATGCTATCTAACAGAAGGAAGTGATACCGTGACAGCGCGGCAAATAATTGAAATGAAGCTTGCGTATTTTGGGATTACAAACTCCGAGCTGGCGCGACGGCTCGGATGGTCCCCCCAGCTGCTTAACAAACGGCTGAATACCGGAAAATTTACCGTAGAAGAATGGGAGCGCATCGGAGAAGCGCTCGGCTGCAAAGTCAACATCAAGTTTACGCTGCCAGATGGCACAGAAATTTAAAATCACAAAGCCGCCGGAGCACTTACGCTCCGGCGGCCTTGCTTTGCCCAATTATTTATTATCCGTCAGCTGCTTGACGCTCTGGTTCAGGCCCGTCGCGGCCCAGCCGGACACGATGCCGACGGCCGCAGCGTTGAGCCAGTCATGCGCCGGAAAGTCCGGCACACCCATCGCCCAGGCGACGACGCCCAGGATCAGCCCGGCCGCGCCGCAGATGATGGGGATCCATTTGTCGGCCACGCTGGTGGCCTTGACGGCCATGCCCAGCAGGTACGCGATGGCGGTGATCGCCGCCACAGATGCAATGCCAAGTTCCATAATAATGTCCTCCTCTTAATTTTTGTTGTGCTCCAGATCGTCGATCCGGTGATTGGCCACCTTGATGCGCTCGCCGAGGAGCTCGGTGCACTCCTCCAGCTTATATGTACGCTCAATAACCTGGTTGTGCTTATCCACTTTGCGCTCCAGCTGACCGATGCGATATGCCTGCAGCTCGTCGCGCTTGTCCAGCTCCGCGATCAGCTTGCTGTGCTGCGCGCGGCTGTTGATGACGCCGACCACAATGGCGGCCGCCGCGCTGATCAGCGCGGCAAGGATAACCTCCGACATCCGCGCCTCACTTCCCGTCGCCGCCGGCGGCATCGATCATCCGCTGGCACACGATCATCGCCTGCAGCGCGTCATACGTGACGTTGAGCTCGTGCTTGCCGTCGCCCAGCAGCGCGCCGCGGTCAATCAGCCTCTGCGTCTCCTCGCGTGCCCATGCGGGCACGTCGTCCAGGCTGTAATAGCGCGGATTGCGTGCCTCGGCATAGCGCATGCCGATGATCGCGCCACGGATCATGTCCTCCGACACATTAAGGTCGCCGTTGTCGCCCTGCAGCGCGCCGGAGTCCACCAGCTGCGCCGCCTCCTCGCGGTAGTAGCTCGGCATATCACCGATGCTGTGGTATCTGATCATATCGTCGTCCTCCTCGACTGTATTTTTTGCGGCCAGCGCGGCCGCGACGTCGTGCCGAAAGCCGTCCATGGTCAGGCCAAACGCCTGCCACAGGTGCGCAGGGTCTGCGTGGTGGCTTGCCACGCCTCTTGCCGCGCCCTCGGCGTGGCTGATGATGACGCCATCGGCCAGCGGGTCGAGCGCGTACTGCTCGCACAGCTGCGCAAACAGCTCCACCGCCGCTGCATACGTCCCGCGCACGTGCGCCTCGGTCGCGGCCGGGTCAAGGTCGCGCCAGCTCGCGCCGCCGGTGTAGACGATGCTCGCGGGCTCCGTCATCTCGATACCGATGTGGGTCTGGTTGGCGCTGCCCCCGCAGTGCCACGCACGCAGGTTGTACGGCAGCGTGTGGTAGTACGTGCCGTCGCGCTGCACAAAGCCGTGTACGCACACGCTCTGGCCGTCCGGCTGATACGTGTTATATCGGTGTGCCATGACCGCCGCATTGGGCTGCGGGCAGCCGATGCTATGCAGCATGATGCCCTGCGGATGCAGCGGGATAGCCGCCTGATAGCATTTGTTGGCCGTCACGACGGCCTCCACGATGTCGATGCTCATACCATCACCTCCTCACAGTGCGTGGATACGATCCACAAAGTCGCAGGCAAAGATTTCGCCCGTTTGGCCGCTTTTCGCGCGGATCTCGTCGGCGATGTTCGTAAACAGTTCCCCCAAATTTTCGATATACTCTACCGCCTGTGAATCCGCGAAAGATGTTACGTGCTTGTCCATCCAGTCCTTGCTTGGCTCCAGCCCTGCCCCAAAAGCGGCGGTCAGGTCGATCAGCATGCAGGATGTAAACCAGAACGTTTTGTTGCCGCCGTCGTTGTTGTTGTAGTCAAAGCGGCACGGATAATTGCCGTCCGCAAAGCTGGTGCGATCAAACACCGCCGACAAGCGCGTCCATGCGCCTGCAGCCGCGTTGACGGCCATACCAGATGCCGCCGCAGGTTCGGCCACCGGCCAGTACCAGTCGCAGGTGCCCGTAACGGCAGATTCAAAACGGATCTTAAAAGTGACATAGTACTTGTGCGACGCGACCAGGGCGTGCGATGCCGATGTCAGTGTCACCTCGCCCGCGCCGGAGGGGATGATTTTGATGCTGGATGCGGCCCCGTCGCCCGGCGTGATGTCCGACAGCTGCCACGCGCAGTTGCCGCGCGTAGCCGGGAACCACCCCTTACCGTTGTTGGCCACGATGTTTGTCATAGATACAGTGGTAGCCATGATACGCCCCCCTTAGTACGCGCTGTTGATCGCCACGGCGATCGCGCTGTCCACGTATGCCTTGGCCTGCGCCAGCGCAGTCTTGACGGCATACGGCGTCGCGGCCACTGTTTTGCTGGACGACGTGATGCTGTTGGACAGTTTGGTCGTGCCGTAGGCCGACGTGGATGCCCGCACAGCGATGGCTGCGTCCGTCTCCGCCTTGGTGTAGCAGTCGTGCGTATGCCCGGCCGCTGCAGCGCCAATGTCGGCCAAAATCTCGGCGGGCGTGCGGTAATACATCCAGCCCGCGTCATCCAACACTGCGATCTTGCCCGGCGTTTTGCCCAGATTCGCGGCCGCCGTGGATTGCAGCCATGTGCCCGTGATGTACTTGCCGATCAGGTTGCCGGTCAGCGTGCCGCCGGTCTTGTCCAGTTTCCCGTCCAAGGCAGTCTTGTCGGCCTTGGCGTCGATCGCCGCTTTGACGGCCTTATTTTGCACAGGATTGGTGCTAGTGCTGGACAGCGACGTGTCCACGGTGATGCCGCTGCCGGTAGCGGCCACCTTGTCATCGACATACTGCTTTACGACATGGTTTGCGACGGGGTTGTTTGACGACCCGGACATGGCGCTGTCAATGGTGACTTGCGTTGCACCAGACGCGATGCCGTCCAGCTTGGCTTTGTCGTCCTTGGACATCAGGCCATTAGCAGACTGCGTAGCTGTAGCCGTACTTGCCTTACCGTCCAAGGCCGACTTGACTACCTTGTTTTGCACCGGATTTGTAGACGTGGCAGACAGCGCATTATCTACGTCCACGCCGCCGCTGGCTGCAGCCTCGGCAACTTTTGCCTTGACATATGCCACGTTTGCGGCATAGTCCGTCTGTGCATCTGTCGGGGTTTCAAGGCCCGCTACATACACAGGGACATTTTCAGGCCCGCCGTCAAGAGTAAGCGTGTAGTCGTTGCTTATATCGCTGGGCATGATGTTTATGGTGCGAGACCCGTCTGCCCCGCTCGGCAGCAGCGCTACGTTTCCTTCCATCCATGCGCCTTTTTGGCTGACCGCCCCAATGTTTTGGCGCACGCGGGACTTCTGGTCAGATGTCAGTTCCTGTGCCGCATCGTATCGCACCGCCCGGTCATCGACGTACTTCTTGGTCGCCGCGTCGTCATCCTCGGTCGGGTCGGCCACTTTCAGGCGGGCCATTGCGACGTTGTCGTTCACATCGGCGGAGCCAGACGTCAATTTTGCGACACCTACACTGTCTTTATACAGATGTATGCCCGCGTCGTCCTTGGTGCAGCCTACCGTGATGCCGCGAGTCAGCGACAGCGCCCCGGATACCTCGCCGCCCTGTGTTGACAGTTTTTTGTCCAGCGCCGCCTTGACGGCCTTGTTCTGTACGGGGTTTTCCGACGCTGCATCCAGCACCGCATCCACGGTGGTCTTGTTTGCACCCGCCTCCACGCCGTCCAGCTTGGCTTTGTCGGCCGCCGACATCAGGCCGTTGGCGGACGTGGTCGCCACTGCCGTGCCGGCTTTGCCGTCCAGCGCGGCCTTGACGGCTTTGTTCTGCACGGGGTTGGCAGACCCGGCGTCCAGCACTGCGTCCACGATGGTCTTGTTTGCACCCGCCTCCACGCCGTCCAGCTTGGCTTTGTCGGCCGCCGACATGTAGCCGGGCGTTGACTGCGTGGCGGTCGCCGGTGTCCCACACCGATATCTGCCATCATCGACTACAAGGCACTTGCCGTTACCAGTGGCAGGCGGCAGTTCACCGGCACTGCACGTGTAATCTGCCCCGTCCTCGCTGATACTGACGATGCCGGTACCGTAACCGTACATACCGGCAATGTTTGGCGCGTCGAAATCGTACGACCCATCGGCACCGTTATAGTATTCGTTGAGAGGGCATACGATGCGATTGGCGCCCGCACTGCCGATGACATCGACCAGCAGGACGCGCGGCACCATATCTTTTGCAAGCGCAGCAGCAATTTCCGCGTAGGTGTGCGTCGCTTTGCATTTGCACGTGTAGTAGTCGGCGTAGGCAGTCAGCTGTTCTTTCGTGGGCTTTTCGACGTAGGTGTCAAAGTGATTCACACCCTTTTCGTCGACATACTGCTTGATTACCTTGTTCTGGACAGGGTTCGTCGATGTATCCGACATGGCGTCGTCGACGATGGTCTTGTTTGCGCCGTCCTCGATTCCGTCCAGTTTGACCTTATCCGCGGCGGACATCAGGCCATCAGCGTCCGCCGTGGCGACGTCCTTCCCGGCCTTTTTGTCCAGTTCTGCGGCGACAGTCTTGTTCTGCACCGGGTTGGTGCTGCCAGCATCCAGCGCTGCATCCACGGTAGTTTTGTTCGCGCCCGCTTCGATGCCGTCCAGCTTGGCTTTGTCGTCCTTGGACATCAGGCCGTTGATGTACTGTGTGGCAACGTCCTTCCCGGCCTTTTCGCCCAGCGCGGCGGTCACGACCTTGTTTTGCACGGGATGCGTGGATTGTGAATACAGCTGATCATCGACTGTAATCGCGTTTTTCGCGGCGGCCTTTGCCAGCGCCGCAAGTTTCGCAGCCGCGGTCGGCCCTACGTATGTAGATTGATCGTCCATGTTATCATTCCTTTCAATTTGCGTCCCAGATGGCCTGCATTTCCGCGGCCGTCATGGGCGTCAGCGTCACGCCCGCCCCGGACAGGCCATCCAGCTTGACCTTATCCGCGGCGGACATCAGGCCCGCCGCAGACTGCGTGGCCAGCGACGTCCCGGCCTTGCTGGCCAAGGCGGCGGTCACGATCTTGTTTTGGACGGGGTTGGTGCTATCCAGCGACAGTGCGCTGTCCACGTCGATCGTGCCACCACCGCCGGAGGTTGTTGTGCCGCTCGACGAGCCGCTGCCGCCGGATGCGACGGCGCCGGTCAGCGTCTTGCTGGACCAGCCGAGCGTCATGGTGTCCTTGTCGCCGACGAGGCTGGTGTCCAATTTGGACACGGTCATGATGGTGTCGATACCGTGCGGTGGCGACACCACGCGGACGCTGTCGCCAATGTGATATGGCTCCAGCGTGATGTCCGAGCCGGATAGATCCGCCGCGCTGACCTGGATACCGCGCGACAGGCCGCAGTTTTGCGCAAGGTACGTGGCCGCGGCCGCCTTGAGCGCAGCCGCATCGTCCGTGTCCACGCGCAGCGTGCCGTCGATGCGGCCATACAGCGCCTCAGCCGCAGCGTTGGCCAGATACGTTGCGCCATCGTTGACGCCGGCGATCGTCAGGCCATCCTTACCGATGGGATAGACGCGCGTGATCAGATCCGCGCCGTCGATTTTGTCCGTCAGGTCCAGCAGATTTTTGCGGATATCCACCTGCTGCGCGCAGCGGTGGTTGTACGCCTTGAGGACGTCGAGATAGATGCCGCCATCCGCATAGCGGATGCGCAGCGTGCCGCCGACCGCCTGTGCGCCCTCCTGCAGCAGCGCGAGGATCGTCTTGTACTCCGTCTGCTCCACGGTCAGGCTGGGCAGTGTGGTGTCGATGATGCCCAGTTGGATCTGCTTTGTGGGCAGGCAGGCGGCGTTGTACTGCGTCAGCAGCGCCGTGACGTAGTACGTCATGGTGTCCTCCGTCATTGTAAACGGCGGCTTGCAGATGTCGGCGAGCCACAGCATGGCGCCGTCCACGCTGTAGGTGCGCCCGCCGCGCAGGTCCGTGGACGTGTCCGCCACGGATCCGCGAAACACCTCCTTGCCGTCCCTGCGGATGGAGATGACCGACGCACGCTTGACTGGCACGTCGCGCATGGTATTGCTCGCCGGGAGCTTAAAATCGGCCGAGTCGCACTCGCCGTCGGCGCGGTGGATCGTGCCCGCGGAGATCTCGTAGCCGTCCATGCCGGCCGCAAACAGCAGCCGGCCGTCAACATATCCTGCGTGCATCACATCCACCCCCTGCGGGCCGTCAGAGTGACGCGGCCCTCAAACTTTGGCGACGCAGCGAAAATGTAGTCCGCCTTGCGGACGGACAAATACGGGCTGGATGTGTCCCCAGCCGACAGCGTGGCGACCGGCGCCGTGCGGTCACAGCGGATGACGGAGATCTCTGTCGGCGTGATCTCGGCGTATCCGCTGCCCATCGGGATCTCAAAGCGGGAGAGCGTCGGGTAGACGAGTCGGTCGCTGGCCAGCGTCTCCGCCGTCACCGGTGTCAGCGCGTAGATCTGGATGTTGCGCACCTTGACGTAGTACGCGGGATTAGGATAGCCGTAGACGCGCATATACAGCGCGCCGGCGGGAACATTGCGGATCCAGCGCGACGTGCCGTCGCCGTAGACATTGCCGGATGCGTCTGTGATCTCGTACCAGCCTCCATCGTCCACGTCGGCAGCGACCACACAGCTGCCGGCTTTTGGCCATGGCAGCTTAAACAGCTCGCTGACCGCGTACTGCAAGCTGTTGCCGCCGACGTGGATCCCGCTCGAGCTGCCACAGTACAGCGACAGCACGGTGTCCGCGCCGGTGCCCTCCACGTGGCCGATGGACGTGGAGGCCGTTGGCGTGCCCTTGGTGATCAGGTTGTCTGCGGTGGAGACGACCGGGACGGTGATACTGCTCTCAGCAGAGGCCAGACGGTATGGGTCGGCGTCGATCGTGACGTCAAATGTCGTCTTGCTGAGCGACGTGTCCGGCGTGCCGACGGTGTAGCGGCCGATGTAGTAGCCGGTCTTGTTGCTCAGCTCCAGCTTCAGCCGCTGCCCGTGGACGGCAGCGGCGAAACTGTAAAAATCAAATGCGCCCGTCGGCGCGAAACCAAAGCGCAGCTTGATCTGGCGGTTGCCAAACACTGGCCCGCCCGTCAGCGCGGCGGTGAGATCCAGCTCACCGTCTGCGCCTGGGACGCTCTCCGTCTGTGTCTTGACGGTCGGCAGACCGATCTGCACGCTCATCAGGTCCAGCGCGGCGTACTGCACGCCGCCGATCTTGCACGTAAGTGCCATTATAGTGTCCTCCTGTCCTTGCTCGTGTAGATGCTGCCGAGCGCGTAATCCATGCGGGACGCCACGGACCCGACAAGCGCGTCGCCGTCCATGTAGATCTGCATCCCGGAGATGGCACGCTCGAGTCGGTCCATGCGCTCCAGCACGGCGGCGATGTCGCCGCCGGCTGCGGCCGGGGCAGCTGCCGTCTGCAGTGTGGCAGCCTGTGCATACAGGCCCTGCATGTCCACGCCGACGACATACTGCGGCTGCAGCGTGGCTGCGATGTCCTTGTTGATGTCGCCGATAGTATCCTGCCAGCCGGCGCCGATGCCCTTGGCCATGTTGGTGCCGATGCCCGCAAACACCGTCGACGGGCTATGGATGCCGAGCAGCTTTTTGATCCAGTCGACCAAGCCCGTAAAGAGGTTGGACACGTCCGCCTTAAGCCGCTGCCACTGCTCCGTGATGCCCTTGCGGATGCCGTCGACGATGGCCTTGCCGATGCCGGCCACGGACGAGACGTAAGACCCAAAGGCATGGACCAGCGCGACGATCAGCTTGGGGACGACCGCCAAAAAATGCCCGCTGTTTGTGATGATGCCGGACGCCAGTGCGATGATGATCTGCAGGCCGGCCTCGACGATCTCCGGCAGAGATGCCAGGATAGCATCCACAAGATTTGTGATGATGATCGGGATGGTGTCGATCAGCTCCGGCAGCGCGCCGACGAGGCCCTGGGCCAGCGCCAGCAGGATCTGCACGGCAGCCTGCACCAGCAGCGTGATGGACTCCGGCGCCGTCAGCTTATCGGCGATGCCTTGCACCGCTGTCGCCGCGGAGACGATAATATTCGGCAGCTGCTCGGCAAAGCCAAGTAGCAGTGACCCGACCAAATCCACAGCTGCGCCCGTCAGGTCAGGCAGCGCGGACAGCAGGCCGGTCACCAGCGCCGCGACAAAAGTCAGCGCGACAGACATCATGCGCGGTGCTTGCGCCGTAAGCTGTCCGGACAGCGACACGACAAGGTCTCCGACCGCGGCCGCGACCTCGTCGCCGCCGCCGGTCAGCATTTTTGTGATGCCGTCCATGATCAGCGTCAGCGTCGGCAGCAGCTCGCCAGAGATGTTGTTTTTGAGCCCGCTAAAGGCATACTGCATGTTTTGCAGGCTGTCCTGATAGGCTGCGGCCGCCTTGACCGCGTCCGAGCCCATCACGCCGCCGAGGTCGTGCACCTGCGCGCGCATATCGGCGACGTCGTCCGCGCTTGTGTTAAGCAGCGGGCCGAGCTCCGTCGCGCCCTTGCCAAGCAGCTGGCCAGCCAGGTATGTGCGCTGCGTCTCGTCGGTCACGTTTTGCAGCCCCGCGATCGTGGCGTCAAAGAGCTGCTCCTGCGACATGCCGGCGATCTGCTCCTGTGACAGCCCGAGCTTTGCAAAGGCATCCGAGCCGTTTTCGGCAGCCGTGGCCAGCGTTTTCATCGCGGGCTTGAGCGACTCGATTGACGCGCCGCAGTGCTGCAGGACAAAGTCCCACTCCTGATAGGCATCGGATGACATGCCCATCTTTTGCGACATTTTGTCGATTGTATCGCCGTACTCCGCCGCGCCAGTGATCATTTCCTGCGCCGTGTCGCTGATCGCACTCGCGGCGGTCTTGATTGCGGACGCTGCCAGGTCGGCCAGCGTGCCCTTGAGGACCGTCCAGCCGCCGGATGCCTTTTCGGCCTTTTCGCCGGATTTCTTCGCGGCGTCGCCGACGTCGGCCACGGCGTCGTCCGTGCCGTTGGCCGCGGACTCCAGCCGCGTCAGCGTCTGACGGGTGGACTCGATCTCACGGGCAAAATCACGATACTGCGTCGTGCTGATCTTGCCCTCGGCAAGCTGGCGGTCCATGTCCGCCTGCGCTGCGGTCAGCATCTTGAGCTTGTCCTTGGCGCCGGAGATGGACTCCGCGAGGATCTGCTGTTTTTGCGCCAGCAGTACCGTATTGGTGGGGTCAAATTTGAGCAGCGACTCGACGCCCTTGAGCTCGCCGCTCAGGCTGCTCGCCGATTTGCGGGCCTTTTGGATCGCCTCGCCGAGCTTTGTGGTGTCGCCGCCGATCTGTACAGTGACACCCTTGAGTGTGGTCCCGTTGCTGCTCATTTGTTTCCTCCCTCCTCCCGGCCGCCGAAGTTGCTGCGCAGCGCGTCGATGTCAGGCTCCGTCTGCTCCAGCCTCCAGGCGTTATCTAGGTACTCGCAGCCGTCCGGCGTCCGGAGCTTGCGCGCGATAAATGCATCGCGTAGCAGCAGCAGATAGTCGTCCAGCAGCAGGTCATCGACCGCCGGCAGCGTCATGTTGGCGTAGTGTGCCACCAGATGCTCGCCGATGGTCTCGATCACATAGTGGTTTCCCGTGCTATCCTCATCGGCCGGATAGTACGGGATCATCAGTTTTTTGCCTTGGACACGCCGGCCACAAAGGCACTGTACTGGCCAAAAAAGCCGACCAGGTCGTCAAAGGCAAACAGCGCCGCGACATCCTTGGGCGTAAACGCCGCGCCCGTGCGGTTGCAGTTAAGGATGTCGCAGACGATGTCGATCAGGTCGTCCACATTGGCGTTATCCTGCAGCGTCGTCATGCGCTTAAACACGCCCAGCGGCGGCACGGTCAGCAGTACCTCGCGGCCGTCGGTAAGCTCCAGCGTAAATGTGGCCTTGTGCTGGCCCAGCGCATATCTGTTTGTCATGCCGTATACACCTCGTCGTAGTAGATCAGCGTGCCGTCGGTATCCATCGGATCGCAGCTAAACTCCGCGTCGACGACGGTCTCCTTGTCCTTGGCAAATACGATCTCAAAACCGGACTGGTTTTTGCCGACAATGCGGACGTACAGCTTGCGCTTGCCGTCCTTGTCCTCGTGGCAAAAACACAGGGCGTATTTTTTGCCGTCGTCGTTGGCGACGCCGCCGATCTTAACGGACCGCTTGGCGGGTTTGCCGCTGGCGGCATCCGTCTCGGTGACGCGCGCCGTCGCGCTGAGCTTGGCCAGCGTATTGCCGTCCCAGGTCATGATGCCGGACTTAAGCGTCGCCTCCTCGGCAGTGATCAGCGTCTTGGAGACCAGTCCGAGGTCATCCTTGGCCGTGTAGTATGTCGGCTTGTACGACACCGTCGCGCCGCCGGAGATATAGCCGATGATGTTATCAGCCGTGCAGATGGTATCGGTGTCCGGGACCGTCGTGCCGGTGTACTCCTGCACGTACAGCTTGCCGGACCCAAGCGTGATGTCTTTGCGTTTGGTAAGTGCCATAATTATGCAAATCCTTTCTCGGTGTACGCAAAATCGTACACCGTCTCAAAAAAGTGCTCCGTGTCGATCCACATGCGCTCCTCCCGCACGTACTCAAGGCCGAGCGCGTCGAGCCGCTGCTCGATCAGGGCCTCGAGATCCTCGGCGGGCATTTGCGCGTAGAGCTCGATCGTGATGTTGTGCTCGGTGATGCCGTTGTACAGGTCGGCGCCGCGGCGGGTCGTCCGGTCGTGATACACGGCATACGGCAGCGACGGCGGCATAGCCCAGCACGTCTCGATGTGCTGGATGCCGTCGAGCACCGTGGGGATGATATCAGCCACCGCTCAGCGCCTCCTTTACCTGCTCCACATACTTTCCAGTGATCTGGCGCACAGCGTTTGACAAAAAATGTGTGCCCTCCACACGGCCGCCATTTGCTTTCTGGTGGCCGGCTTCAAGCAAGTGCGTCAGGCGGTAGTAAGCGCCGCTGACGTACCACGTCCGCTCGTAGTCGGTCAGCGTGTCGCTGGTCACTTTTTGCGCGATGTGCCGCCGGTACTTGCCCGTTTTGTGCGGCGCCGTAGCGCGAGTAATCGTAATTAGCTCCTGCATGCTCCGGTCAACGACGCCGCGGATCTTGTATTGCACGTCCTTGTTATACTCAGAGAGCACTCCCGCGATCGCCTCATCAAGCTCAGTTGCCTTAACAAGTGCCATGATCTATCACCTCACCACGATCTCAAGGCCGCCGTCGCGCGTCTCGTAGGTGCGCTCGACGATGTAGCGCTTGCCCTCGTGCTCGACAAATCGCTGGCCGTCGTAGTCCCGCCAGTCGGCCAGCCGGAACTGTACCGACGGGTGCAGCCCGACGGCCGCCGCCTGGTAGTGCTCGGCGCGCGTGATGCTTTCGCGTCGGCAAAACACCTCGTGCTCGCCGACGTCGTTGCCGCGCTCGTCGATAGCGATCAGATTGATTACATCATCGTACACACGTCTCCCTCCTTTGCCGGTGTGTCCAGTTTGGACACACCGGCGTGTTGTGCATTAGCCCTGCATCTGCTGATGGCAGAGCCGATTGTTGATTTTTGCCCGCAGGTAGCGCGGCATGGCCATAGTCGGCTGCTGCCGGCGCTCGTGCAGGTGCGCGGCGTACATCTCCAACAGCAGCTGGTCGGCCTGATCGCTCAGGTCGAGGACGATGCCCTCCGTCCGCAGCATCTTGGCCGCGGCTGCGATCAACGCCGCAAAGTACTCGTCGCGCTTGGCGTGCGTCACGCCGAGATCAGCCTTGAGCAGCGCAAGCACCGTCTCAGCCGAGCTGACGTCCGCCATTAGCCGTCACCGGAGCCGGACGGCGTGCTCTGCGCAGTGTTGGCCGCGTCAGACGCAAAGGTCAGGCTGGTGGTCGCTTCGGTGTTATCGTAGCGGACGATCACAAAGGCCTCGCCGCGCACCGGCTTGCCGTCGTAGCGGGCGGTCGCCTTAAATGCCGTCTGGTCCTCGATAAATTTGACCTCCGCAGACTGCTCGAGTGTCGTGCCCTCGCGCTCGGCCAGCAGGTACAGGTCCATGTAGCCGCCGATGATCTGGTTGTCCGGGACAAAGTCCAGCTCCACGATCTGGCCGCCGACGACCGGCATCTCGGAGGTAATACCGGCGGTCAGGGCCGCCGCGCTGTTAAAGGCCAGCGCCTTGGCCTGCAGGTCGATGTGCGTCTTGTGGTTGCACACCCAGACGGGCTTGCCCGCCGAGTACTTGGTATCGGCGACACCCAGCGCGCCGATGAGATCGGCGTAAAACTCCGCGCCGTTTTTGGTGGCAATGTTGAGCTTTTTGACGTTGCTGGTGCTGAGGTTGGTAAACGTGCCCTGATTGGTGCCCCACCACGCCGGAGACATTGCAGCCGCCAGACGGGTGGCGATGCCGACCGGCATCTTGGTGCCGGTGCCAAACAGGATGGCCTTGTCCAGCGCGTAGCCGATCGCCTGGCCGAGCTGGTCTAGGATCTCCGTCGCAAGGCCGATGTTGTCGTCGTCCTCGAGGTAGCAGTTGGACACAAAGACATAGCCGCCGACCTTGTAGCCGTCGGTCTCGATCTGGTTGATGGTGATGGTCAGCTCGTTGAGCGCGCCCACCATCTCCGTCCAGACGGCCTCCGGCACGGTGCCGACGATGTTCTGGCGCGCTTTGCCACGCACCTGGCGCAGACGGACAAAGCCGATGAGCTTGCTATAGCGGTTGATGTTGTCGCGGACGATGTCCAGCATCACCTCGGGGATGCCGAGGGCTGCGCCGGACACGGCGCGCTGCTGGCCAAGCATCTCACGGGTGCGGGTCAAAAATGCGGTGACGTCCTCGCGGGCAAAAAATGCGTCGCGCTGGGCGTAAGTCATGCCGTAAAAGCGGCTGCGGGCATCGCCGCCCGCGGTGTTGGTAGGCATAGTGTTGTGTGCTCCTCTCTCAATGTGATGTGTGGGGTTGGTGTTGTTTGCGCTGCGGGCCTCGGCGGCGTTGGCCTCGGCGGCCTCGATCTGCTCGGTCAGGCTCGCGGCATCCGCCTCGGCGGCCTCGATGTCTGCCGTTACCTTGTCGCGGTCCGTCTCAAACTCGCCGATCGCCGCCTCGCAGGCGGCGCGCTCGTCATCAGTCTGGGCTGCCTCGATGTCCGCGGTCAGCTCGCTCTCGCGGGTCTCCAGCGCAGTGGCCTGCTCGCGCAGCTGTGCAAGCGTCGCGTTGACGGCGGACAGCTTATTGCGCAGCAGCAGTACTTTAAGTGCCATGGTTGTCTCCTCCTGTCAGTCTGTTGATCATCTTGGTTTTCCACGCCTCGGCCTGCCGGCGCTGGATCTCGGCGAGATCCACATGGCGGGCTTTGACGGCGGTCTCCTCGTAGGCCGGATAGGTCACGACAGAGACCTCATACAGCGGGTTGACCTTGTTGATTTCCCAGCGACACTGCCCACCGCCGAGGTCCACAAAGGTCTCCTCCTCAATATCAAATCCAAACGAGCACTGGTCGACGTCACCGCGCTGGACGCGCGCATAGAGGCTCATGGCGTCGGCGTCGTCTCGATTGATTTTGATCGTGCCATACAGGCCGCGCGCATCCTCGCGCAGTGTCAGTGTGCCGGCCTTGGTGCGGCCGAGCACAAGCCGTGTGTCGTGGTCGATCAGCGCGCGGATGTCGCTGGACAGACATCCGGCAAACGCCCCCGGCTTGACGATCTCGGTCGCCCCGTCCCACAGGACATAGGGACTGTCAAACACGGCAAAATACCCCTCGATGATGAGGTCGTCCCCGTCGTCGCGGGTGCGAAACTGCTGCGGCGTGCTCCGCAGCTGCCGGCCCTGCCGGCTGTTGCTATCAGGCATCTTTGTCCTCCTTCTGCTGACCCTGGATCAGCTTTTTTTGGTCGCCGATCATGCCGGCGGGGATGTAGTTTTCCAGCATGACGAGCTGGTCAAGGTCCTTTTTGGGCGTCATGCCCAGCCAGTCACGCACCTCGTTGCCAGTCATCAGGCCGCGCACATACAGGTCGCACGCGACCGACGACAGGTCGGCCATGCTGTAGGCATACAGGCTGCGCGGGTTGAGCCGAAAGTACCGGGACGGCGAGAGCAGCAGCTTTTTGGTCAGCTCCTGCTGGATGGCCGTGGCGATCTCCATCACCGTCGAGCGCACGTAGTTGTTGTAGGCGTCCTGGTCATAGTCCCCGACGCCCAGCAAAAACGCCGGGACGTGCATCACGCTGGCCACCGTGCGCTTGTCCAGCGTCACGGCATCGTTGATCGCCAGGTCCTGCAGCGACAGGGGCTTGATCTGCTGCACGTCCATCAGGTCCGCCTGCACCACCCACGGCTCTCCGGCCTCGTCGGTGCTCAGATAATCGTCCAAAAACTTGCGGCGGCCCTCTTTCCCGGCAAACTCCTCGGCGATGCCGTCCACGCGGACGATAATGGAGGGCTTCCATTTTTCGGACATAAAGCCTTTCTTGGTCGCGGCGGCCTGCTTGAGGCCCGCGGCCACGTCGCGCAGCTGCACCCGGTAGCCGGTGCCACGCCACGGGTAGGTCAGGTCCGGGTGGAGGACAAAGTGCAGCACCTCGTCCGGCGCAAAGCTGCGCCCGCGCCACTGCACGACATAGCTGTCGCCGACCGGCTGCGCGACCGCATCCGGCATCGGCATCAGGTCGTCCAGATAGCCGTTGGTCGTCACCGGCAGCACAAAGGCGTTGCCGTCGCCGGCCGTCAGCATCGTGCGCACGATCCACTCGACCCACGTCTTGCGCGTGGTCGGCCCGTAGGGGTTGATGTCCACCTTGGTCGCCAGCGCATCGCGCACGCGCACGTCGCCCGCCTTGGTGTTTTCCATCAGATGGATCGTCATGCTGGAGACGCTGCCGGCGATTGCATCGACCGCCGCGGCGACCTCCGGGCAGTCGATCAGCCGGGTGTAGCCGGGCACCTGCATCGCAGACCCGTCGCTGCCGACGATCCACCCGGTCAGGCCGTCGACACCTCGCTTTTTGGCCGCCTTGCGGCCCGCGAAAAGTCTCATATCTCACGCTCCTCACGCAAACCAGCCAAGATCCTTGGCTGCCTTTTCAGAGTTTTCCAGCATCCGGATCGCGGCAAACACCGACGCATCAAAGACGTCGATGCGCAGTGTAGGCTCGATTTTCTCGTACTGGATCATGTCGTCCGTCTTTTCAATCGCCCGGACGTTTTGGACGCAGTACTCGTAGGGCTCGGCGTGGAGGTAGTACAGCAGGCCGTTTTTCGCGGCCGCCTCGATGTGCCGGAAGCCCTCCGATTTTTTGTAAAAATACTGCGGCTGGTCGACGATCTTAAAGCCGGCCTTGCGCATGCCGGCAAAGTACTCGCGGCAAAACTTGCGGTCGTGGCCGACCTCGGCGATCTTAAAGCCCATCTGCCGCATCCGCACAAACCACGCCACGATCTCTGCGTGGTTGACGGACTTGTCATTGCTCATGCTCAGCCAGCCGTCCTCCTGCCAGCCAAACAGCGGAATGTTGTCCTCCTCGGCCTTGACGGCCGCGGCCGTGACCGGAAACCAGCAGTGCGGGATGATGATGTTGACGCCCTGGTACACGCCATACAGACAGGCCGCCGTCAGGTCGTGCATCTTGGACAGGTCCGCGCCGCCATACCACTTGATTGGCAGCTTTGCCAGCTCCTCGATCGTCCAGTGATATTTCGCGTCCGACGCCCGAAACTCGGCGATGTTAAAGTAGGCTTTCATTGCCGAGGTGTAGACGTTCAAGGACTTCGCCAAAAAGTCCTTGCGCTGCTGCGGGTCGTTTTGGGCCTGCAGCGCATCGTTCATGATGTCATTCGGGCGGATGGACTCCCCATAGGCGGGGTTTGCCATGCGCTGCACGTCGGCGTTGGTGTAGTCCACGTTCCCGGCCTCGTCGACCGGGGCCGCCGCGATAAAGACAAACAGCGCATCCGCGTCCGCCGACTTGATCGTGCCGTTGAGGATCTGCCGGCAGTACTTAAGCCTGTGGCCGCAAAAGCTGTTTTCGCGGTCGCCGGCCGTGGAGATGCCGATGACGAGCTTGTTGGTGTACGCCTTGGTCGCCTCCTTGAGCACGTTGTACTGCTTGGGCGACTTGTAGGCGTGCAGCTCGTCGGCGATGATGATGTTGGCGTTAAAACTATCCTGCTGGTCGGGGTTGGACGCCAGCGCGTTGATGTAGATGGACCCCTCGCCGACCGAGCCGGAGATGCTGCGCTCTGCGTTGTTGTCCAGGATGCGCAGCCCATTGGGGTCGTCGTCCTGCGACAGGCCGAGCCGCCGGACGTTGTAGGCCAAAAAGCCAAAAGACTCCAGCGACTGCTTGAGCGCAGCAGACACGATGTACACCTTGGACCCGGACGGCGACTCGATCAGCGACAGCGCCCACGCGAGCGCGGCCGCAAACGTCGTCTTGATGTTTTTCCGGGGTACAAAGATAAACGCCTCCTTAAACCGGCGCTCGTCTGTGCCGGCAAGGTAAAAGCCAAGGAGGTTGTACACGCAAAACTTGTGATACGGCAGGAGCAAAAACGGCTGTCCGCGGAGTGGAGTTGCGTCCAGCCGCTGCCCCTGCTGGTGGCATAGCATGGTCTCGATCAGCTCGATTGCGTACTCGGCCTCGGCCGGCCGAAAGTCCCAGCGCGGGTCGTCGAGATCCGCAAGAAAGCGCTCGCACGCCTGCCGGATGTCCGGGCAGGCGAGAATCGTGCCGTCCAGGCAGCCGGTGACGTAGTCCCAGACCGCCTGTGCATTGTGATGGTCGCCGAGTTTTGCCCGGATGCTGCCCATGTCGCGCTGCGTCATTTGCCCGCCCTCTCTCGTGCCTGCGCCAGCGCCCGCTCCAACGCGGACGGGCCGGAGGGCGGCGCCTTTGCGTTGCCCAGCACCCGGCGCTGGCCGGTCGGCGTCAGCCCAAGCTGCGCGGAGATGTCCACGACCTGGGCGCGCAGGCTCTCGACGACGGCATAGTACGGGTCTTTGACGACGTTGGTCGCGCCGGACTTGTTGGTATACTCGGCGACAAAGTGGCCTCCGTTCCCGCGCCAGTCTTTCTCGGCGCGGGCGAGATCGGTCTGTACACGGGCGAGCGTCTTGATGATCGGCTCAAAGGCCTGGTTGTAGGTGCCGGCGAGCCGCATGTTGTCGCGGATCGCATCCTCGCGCTTGCTCATGTCTCACGCTCCTTTTGTGTCCGATTCGGACACGGTTCCGGCCACGTTTTTGACCGGGATTGATTCGTTTTTGCGCAAAAATCGCAGGGCCGCAAAAATGCCGCCTCCAAGGTTCCCGCGCGTGCGCCCGGTTGACTTGTTCCCGCGCGATCCCCCCGCGCCGGAAACCCGGCGCGGTTGGAAAGAGTCCTTCCCACCGGTCCCCGAATGGTAAGCGCTGGAGGTCACGAGAGGGGGGGCTTGCGGCGTTCGGCGCGCTGTCGCCATTGCTCGCCAATCGGTGTGAGCTGCTCGCTGTTGCGGTCGTGCATCGCGTCGTGGCAGCGCGAGCAAAGGCTGACGAGATTCCAGGCCGCCCAGGCATAGCCTGGGTAGCGCCCGGCCGGGAAACAGTGGTGCACGGTCGTCGCCGCGCGGTGCTTGCCGTATCGCAGGCACTGCTGGCACAGGTAATCATCGCGGCGCAGGACGCGGGCGCGCAGCGGCGGCCAGCGCTTGTCCGCGTAGATACCGGTCGCCATAACGGGCTATCACCTCCGAGACGCCCGGCGATCTGCGCAAAATAAAAAACGCCCGAGCGACTGACACACATTGCTGCGTAATCAGGTCGCTCAGGCGTTATCGCTCAGGCGTATGCGGTTGTAGTCGACGATCGTCGTCCGTCTGCACCGGTGGCAGTACAGCGGGAAGTTGAGCACCACCGTGTCCGGCAGGATGACGACGCGCGTCACTGCTTGGCACACTGGGCACACAGCCCGGTTGCCTTGCACTATCATTTTACTGCTTTTGCAATCCTTTTGCAAGTAAATCCCTCCAATTTGTTCGGGCTGCGTCTAAAGATATACACAACCCCAAGACAGATAATATAGGTGCCTACTCGCGGCGCGCGCTGCGCTCCGGCAGGAGGTACACTATATAATCATAGCTGCCATACTCATTTTGTTTGTGGTCGGTGTCGAGGACAAACGCACCCGGCGGCGCCGTGACCGTCACTGTCTCATCCACCATCTCGGACTCCTCGACCGGCTTGCGCAGGTTGCGGCTCGCGTTCCAGCCGCGGTCCCCGACCGCCGTGGCCGGTGCGTCCGGGTTGCGCTCGTGGAGCAGGTACTGTGCCAGCTCCAGAAAGTCGTCGTGCACATACATCTCGGTCTCGCCGATTGGCATGATCTCGACGTTGCTGCCGTTGGGCCACAGCGCGCGGATGGTGTCATAGTCGCCGCTGCCCGTGGCGCTGATGATCAGATGGTGGTGCAATCGTCGGCTGCCGTCGCGCTGGAGCTCCTGCGTGACGTACACATAGCGCAGCTCGCGCCCGGCCCGCCGGTACTGCCGGCGCATCCGGTCGAAAAATGCGGCCACCTGCTTCTTGGCCGCCTTGCGGTTTGGCGGCAGGTGCTCGTCGTCGTAGGTCAGCGTCACATACAGATCGCAGCGTGTAAAGTTGGCCGCGAGCTGCATCTGCAGCTTTTGGTACGCAAAGCGGTAATTTAACTTCCTGCGCGCCACCGTGGAGCACTTGGCCTTTTCGGCTCGTGCCCTCGGCGCGTCCGTTGACAGCACCTGCGTATAGCAGACAGCGCGCACGAGCCGACCGGCAGTCTGCTTTTTTAAGCGTTTTGTTTTCGCCATGTAACCTCCTAACAGGACGCAAAACGGCGGAGCCGCAGCCCCGCCATCCCTTTTTACTTGTTTTCGGGCGGCGCAAACTCTATGCCGTAGGCATAGGCCACCTCCCATTTGTTAATCTTGGCCAGCTGCGCGAGCCTTGCCTCCGCCTCGGCGTGGCCGACAAACGGGCGCTCGCCGAGGATTGGCAGCCACTCGTGCGTCCGCGGCGAGCGCAGACACAGCACCCAGCGCTGCAAATCATCCACGCGCCGGCGGCGGACGGCAAATAGATAGTTGCGCCGCTTGTACGTGACGCTATGCATCGCTGTCGCCGTCCATCCTCGCTCCGCACCACGGGCAGTAGTCAAAGCGCGTCTCCACGCCAGAAGCCAGTCTGCCGCAGTTGCTGCAATGCCACCAGTCCACGCCGCCAGCAAATCTCGGCCCATCATGCACAAAGCGCCCATGCACCACCGGCGCAACGTCGGCGGCGGGAGCTTTCCAAATAGGGCAACTAATCCTGTCGCAGTATTCATTGCTACAGTGACATATATTTTCGCAATAGTTCTCTCGGTCGATGTATTCAGCCATTGCTCAATTCCTCCACATAGCACCAGCTCTGCGGCGGGCGCTTGATTTTGCCCTTGTCATGGCAATCGTTGCAGTCAGTTGCCCATTTCGCATCGCAATCACCGCACTCATACGGACGACAAAGCGTGCTCAGTGCGCGAGGCTTATCATAGATGCGCAAGCCCGATATGCGCCACGCCCAGCCTTCGCGCCCGCCGAGATACGCCTCGGCCGCATCGCGGGTCAAGCAGGCGTCATCAAAGATCTCGTCCGCCGGGACAACGCTCCAATCCGGTAAGCATATGCCATATCTCTCCGGGCTGACGCTGCCACCAAAGCGGAGGAGGTGGGCAATATCATCACATACAAACTCGCCGATGACCTTACCGCCGCCGTAAAATTGCGGCTTTGGATAATCCGTCACAATATAGTCCTCGTGCGGGTATCTCGGTCGCGTGCAGTAGATATAGCACTTAAACGGCGTGTGCAGCTTTGGGCGGCTCTTGCGCACCTCAGCGGTCTTTGTGCCATTGGCGATCAGCTCGCACCATTTCGGGCGGATGCTGATAAGTACGGCCTTACTCACTGGGCATCGCCTCCCCTTCCGTCAGCACCATCAAGCGCCCGGCCTTCCCCAGCGCCACCGCCTCGCACAGCTGCTCGACCGATACATCAAGCGCGGCGGCCGCGCAGCAGACTATGATGTCCGCGCTCATCGTCATCTTGTACTCCTCCGGCTCAAAGCCGAGATCCACGTAGGCCTTGAGCTTAACCACAGCTTCCTCTGCCGCCAGCAGCACCGCACAGCCGTGGATGCCGCAGTCGTGCTCATAGCCGCAGCCGAGGCATGTGTGTTTAAGGTCTCCGGTGTGTATCGCCAGCTCGTGCAGCCGCAGTGACAGGCCGACCAGCTCCCGCGACGCATGATTATTACTTGCCATGGCCGTCCTCCCACTGGCTAAACACAAAATCGTCATTTTTGAGCAGCTCATGTGCGGCGCGCACCAGCTCGTCGCAGCAGTCCTGGACCCCATACATTGGGCACCCACCGCACTCGGCGTCCTCAGCCTGGACCTCTGTGCAGCGGCGCATGGCGTCCATTACCTCGTCTCGTGTCAAGCCGTTAAAATTCCATCGGCCGTCGGCGACCCAGCGGATTTTGCCCTCTCGCGTCGTCACAAAGCCCACCCGGACATAGCGCTTGGCCTCAATGTCATACGTCGGCTTGCCGGTGTACTCCACCCACAGGTGCTCGAGACGAGCACCTGTGGAGTCCTCCCAGTCTGGCAAAAACGCGACGGCGTCGGCGCTGTCCAGCTGCGCAAAGCTGATGCGCATATAGTCGGCATTGCTCATGCCCTCCGGCTGCAGGGCCGGGTTGATGGGCGTGTGGCCGGCATCGGCGATGTCCGCAGCGGCGCGGGCAAACTTGGCCTTATAGTACGGGTCTCCGGTGATCTTACCTGCTATGTAGATTTTCATGCGTTGTCCTCCTTTTCGCCCTCGCGCTGCGGCAGCACCGTAAAGTGCGGGTCGTCCGTCCGGCAGAGCAGATAGTCCGTGGTCACGCCGAGGATATCCGCCGTCTCGACCAGCGCGTCGAGCGACTCGACAGCCACACTCCTGTAAGGCGCATAATACGTGCCGCCACTTGCAAGCCCCGCCACAGTGGTGTGCAGCGCCTCGGCGACTGCCTCCTGCTCGCCGTATGCGGCGAGCGCGTGCGTCAGTCTGCCCCAGTAGATGCGGCACTTGCTCTCGCGCTCCTCGCAGCGCTTGGCAATCGCGTCATTCGCGCGCTGCTCGGCCTCTGCCTTTTCCTGGCGGAGCTGCTCGTGCCTGTCCTTGGCGACCTTGCAGTACTTGTCGCACGTGGCGATGTCGTAGCACTCCATGCAGCAGGTGTGCTCGCAGGAGCGCATGTAGTTGCCGGTCGTCTTTTGCAGCGACTTGACCACGTTGCCGCACGGGACGCCGCATGCATACTTGCGCTTGCGGGCGGCGAGACTGTCGCGGTCGCTCAGGATGCGCTCGGCCTCGCCGCAGCGCATGGCGCACAGGCCGTCCTGGCCGTTGCCCTTGACCTTGGCAATCAGCTGCTGGTCATCCTCGGAGCACTTGGCGATCTCGTAGGCCACGCTCTCGGGCATGCGGCCGTCGACATAGTACTGCTTGATCTGCGGGATCAGCTTGGTCTTGATCGTGTCCAGCCGGGCGATCTTGGACGCCGAGATGTTGCACGCGCTGGCGACGTAGTCGCGCATCCGGCCCGGAAACTCGTAGCCCTGGGACTTAAGCCCGTACAGCAAATCGCGCACGCGGTCGACCTGCTTGGAGGTCTCGGCAGAGGTCAGCACGCGCGTCGCGCTGTTGGCCTGGATGAGCATCAGTTCCTCCATCAGCTCGTCGCCCGGCTCGCGCACAAAGCACGGCGTCGTCTCAAACGGTTTGGTGTCCTCGACGAGCTGGTCGTCCAGGATCGTCATCAGCGCGCGGTGACGCCGGTGGCCGGAGATGATGATGTAGCCCTCGCCGTCGCCGGACGGCCGGACGGTCAGCGGGTCGAGCAGGCCCTGCATCAGGATGCTGTCGATCAGGTCGTCGACCTTGCTCGTATCGTAAAAATTTTTGTCGTTGGCGAAAATCTTGCGCGTTGGGATCATCTGCAGCCTGCGCTCGGCCGGCTTGGAAGCGCCCTCGGGCGGCTTGATGTAGTCCGCGAGGTTAAAATTACTCATCGTCTGCCGCCTCCTTGCCCAGGTACTCGTCCACAAAATCGCGGTAGTCGCGGGCGGCCGCGCACCAGCGGCTGTATGTGCTGATCGGCTGGCGCGCGAAGGTCGCCTCGTCCATCTTGTCCGTGCGGCGGATCGTGGTCTCAAACACCGGCATATCCATGGCGCGCAGGTACTGCTCGCCCTGCGTCACGACCGGCGCGTTGTGCCACATCGTCACCAGCACACCGGCGATCCGGATGCTGCTGCGCACCGTCTGCACGGCACGGATCTGCGCCGTCAGCTCGTCTATGCCGGAGATGGCAAAGGCGTCGACCTTGGCCGGGATGATGATGTCGTCGCTGACGGAGATGCCCGCGATCGACACCGCCGTAAAGCCCGGCGGGCAGTCGATGATGACGTAGTCATAGTCCGACTCGTCGCGCATCGTCTCCACAAACTCGCCAAAGCCGGAGACCAGCGACTTGTCCGCGGTTGCCGCCGCGACGTCGAGCTGCAGCAGGTCCATGCTGGCCGGGATGATGTCCACGCCGTCGACCTGCGTCATCCAGCAGTACTCCTCCCACGATCCGGGGCTTGTAAAAACGTCGTAGAGCTTGATCGGCGCGTTGTCGCCGCCGAAAAATCGGGTGGCGTTTGCCTGTGGGTCCGCGTCGATCAGCAGCACGCGCTTGCTGTGCTCCGTCGCCAGGATGCTGGCCATATTGATGGCCGTGGCGGTTTTGCCGACGCCGCCCTTTAGATTTACGATGCTGATGACTTTCATACGGCGCAGCCCCCTTTCGCGGTTGCGGCCGCCTCGGCCACGCACTTGCGGCACACACAGACGCCCATGTAGTCGATGGTGTCGCGGCACTCGCCGCAAAGCACGCACCCCGGCACATGCTTGCGCAGGATGACGTCCCCGCCGTCCGCGTAGATCTCGACGCCGTCGCCAATCTCAATGCCCAGCATCCGTCTCACGCCCACCGGGAGCACAATCCTGCCGAGCCCGTTGATTTTCCTGACAATGCCCGTTGATTTCATTTTTTGCACCTCTTCGATTTTTTCTTTCTGCCCGGCAGCCGCGGCTGCCGAGTCGTGCGCGCCAGCGGAGCACCGTCGGCCTGCGGAAGCCTGGACCGGGCGCTGGGGAACGGCGCGGGCCTTCGGTTTGTGTAGCCCGGTCCGGCCATTCCGGCGCGGTCCGGGAAATAAAAGCTCTCGCGGAATCTGCGTCCGCGGGCAAACACAAACTCGACGCTATAAAACCGCCGCTGCGGGTGGATGTATACGACCGTCGCCGTGTAGCCCTCGCCGTCCGAGGCAAAGCCCGTGCAGGTAGCGCCGTAGGACGGCACCATGCCGGGCAGCTTGTCGCCGACCATCATGGCAGATCACCTCCTGTGTCCGCTTTGGGCCACGCCTGCATGCGCGGCCAGTCGTCCTCATCATCGTGGTCCGCGTCCGTGTCCGATTTGGACACAAGCGGCGCCATGCGCAGGTGCGCAGCGTCAAACACCAGCTCGATTGCCCCGCGCTCGCCCTCCTTGTTTTTGACGATCGACAGTACCCGGTTGCCGCCGGGCTGCGCCGCGAGGATCATGATGGCATCCGCGTCCTGCTCCAGCTGGCCGGACTCGCGCAGATCGGACATGGACGGTGTACGGCTGCGCTGCTGCCCCTTTTCCGGGCGCGATAGCTGCGAGAGCGCGATGACGGCGATGCCGGCGCGCTGCGCCATCGTGTGCAGCGCCAGCGAGATGTTGGTCACCTGCTCCACGCGGGTGTTGCCCTTGGCCTGCAGCAGCTGCACGTAGTCGATGACGATCACGTCATACCGCCGCGCCATGGCGACCGCCTGCACATCGGCGACGCTAAAGCCGGAGGCCCGGATGACGTCAAGGTTGATGCGCTGCGCAGTCTGCAGCGCCGTCGACGCCGTCTTGTAGTCGTCCGCAACCATCTGGTTGCGCTTGATGCGGCCAAAGTTGATGCCCTCCACCTGCGCGACCATGCGGTCGTACAGCTTGGCGTCTGAGGTCTCGAGGCTAAAAACGCCGACGCGCAGGCCCGACCGGGCCATGTGCATCGCAAACTGCGTCGCCAGCAGCGTCTTACCGCTGGACGGTAGCCCGCCGAGGATGATAAGATCGCCGCGCTCGGCATACAGGCGCTCGTCCAGCTGTCGGATGCCCCAGCGCAGATAGTCCGGCTGGTGCCCGTCGGCATGGCGCTGGTAAAACTCGCACAGGCCCTGGTACCAGCTGACCACGCGCAGCGTCTTGCTGTCGCACAGGCACTCGCTCGCCGTCTCCACGGCGGCGCGGGCCTCGTCCAGCGTGGCCGCGTCCAGCATCTTGGCGGCCGCGTCCTTGATACGCGCCAGCCTTGCCTGCTCGCGCATCACGTCGGCGTAGGCCTCCCAGTTGGCGGCCGTCGGCGTGTCGGCCATGATCTGTACCAGCAGCGGCCGGTAAGCATCACCGAGACGGTGCAGCACCGTGACCACGTCCACGGCCTGGCATGCTGCCCACTGCTCATGGACAGCGTCAAACACATGCCGGTACTGCGGAGTCAAAAAGTCGTCCGCGGAGACGCGCAGCATCACGTCGCCGACGATCTCCGGCGAGATCAGCACGCTGCCGATTATGGCGGCCTGCGCGTCGATGAGAACCTGCTTTACGTCCATAGCGGGAGACCTCCTCCCTCGTCCTGCGGCTCGGCCGGCTCATGCTTTTCGTCCTCCCAGCGTCGCTGGTTGAGGTATGTCGACGCATACGGGATACCGACGCCCCGCTGCCACTCCTCGCTGGCCATCTGGCGCTTGAGGGCGCGGGCGATGTCGCCGATCAGGGCGTCATCCGGCCGGAGCTTGTCCCAGGCGGCAATCGCGGCCTGTTTGGACTCGCCCCGCGGGTAGTACTGCCAAAATGCTGCAAAGCGCTCCGGTTTCCACAGTGCCACTTTTTTCGGCGCTCGCCGCCCCCTTTGGGGGGTAAGGGGGGTATTAGTATCTAAGTACTTGGTATCTTTAGTACTTGGTTGCGTTGGATTTTCCGTCAACGGGTTTCCCGCCGACGGGTTTCCCGTTGTCGGGTTTTCCGACGACGGTGCCGCATCGGTGCTGACCGGGGCCTCGTGCACGATGTACTCGTTGCCCGCAAAAGATCCGTCCGCCGCGTGCGTCTGGCGGCGCTCGATGTAACCCGCCTGCTCCAGCTCCACGATCGCGGACCGGATGGCGTCCTTGCCCTCTTTGCAGATCCGGGCGAGGCCCTCGAGCGTATAATCCCAGTCGTCTGGCAGGCGCAGGATCTTGCTCAGCAAGCCGATCGCCTTTAGGCTCAGGCGGGGATCATCCAGATGGCGGTTGCTCATGACTGTGTAATTTCCTGTTTTCTCCACGCGCATGACGGCCATCAAAAATCCCCCCTTGCAAAAAAGTTGCGTTTGCAGTAAGATGTAAGCGTAGTAGCTACTACACTTTTGCACCTTGAGTCGTGCCCGTCGCCGCGGGCACGGCTCTTTTTTTGTCCCATCATCATACTCACACCACCCTCATGCCGGGGTAGTACTCCGGCACCGCGTTTTTGATCGGCCGGCCGCGCTTGCGTTTTTCCGGCTGCGGCTTCGGGCGCGGCTGCGGTGCGCAGACGGCAGCCGGTGCCGCTGCGATGCGGCAGCGCTCGACGTAGGCGTCTACGTCCGACTGATAGTAGCGCAGCGACTTGCCCAGCTTGTAGCACGGCAGCTCGCCGTCCGTCACCAGCCGTCCGACGGACGACCGCGAGATCGACAGCTGATCGCACACGTCCTTAGTCGTCAGCATAGCCATCCGTGTCCCCTCCTTTTGCGTACTTAAGCTGCATCGCTGCCTGCACGATCCCGTCGAGCTCGCGCGTGATCTGCTCAAAGTCCGGTCGCTCGTCCTGGTCGATGCGGCCATCCTCGGCAATGTCCACGAGGCGGTCGATGCGGTGCGAGCTATCAAAGTCGCGGATCCGGCGCAGCAGCTGGATCACGGCCTGCGGCAGGGCGACGGTGTCCACCTGCGGCAGCAGGTCGGCCGCGACGCGCGATTTGTTAAGCAGATGCCAGTAGCCGAGCACCGGCGCGCCGGACACCTCGACCATCCGCGTCGCAACATCGTCTGACGGCATCCCGCGGCCGGACTCGTACAGGCGCACGCTCTCCACGGAGATGTCCAGTGCCTCCGCCCAGCGCTCCTGCGTCATTCCGGCAATGCGTCTGCCGTTTTTGCTGATATTGTGGTAGTTTTGCTGCATGGCTTTATGTCACATCCTTTGCTATCATGATGATGCCGGTCAGGCCGGCGCTTTGTACAGGTCATCGATCGTGCAGTGCAAAGCAGCTGCGATCGCGGGCAGCTTGGACGCCGGCGGGGAATGGGCGCCAGTCTCCCACATAGCGACAGCGGAGCGACATACGCCGACTTCGGCAGCAAGATCCGCCTGCTTTAGGCCTGCGGCCTTGCGCAAGATAGCAATGTCTTGCATATAAACACCTCCTCATAGCCGGTCAGGCCGGCACGTTGTACAGGTCATCGATCGTGCAGCTCAGCGCTTCCGCGATCGCGGGGAGCTTGTGCGCGCTCGGCAATTTTGCGCCGGATTCCCACGCCGCTACGGCCGCTTGCGACACACCAAGGATTGCGGCGAGCGCCGCCTGCGTGAGACCAGCCGCCTTGCGGCAAGTAGCCAGCCCATCCATTGTCTATGCCTCCTTTCGGATATAACCTTAGGTTTTATGCTTATATCTTAATACTACTTTTAGTTATTGTCAATAGCTTTTTGGCATCTTGCTATTTATTTTTATAGCCTATGGTTATATAATCGTGCCAGACGAGGTGATGCAAATGTTTAACGAGCGACTGAAAACACTGCGGATCCAGCGGAAAATGACGCAATCCGAGCTGGCCAAAAAGATATACATCTCGCAGCCAGCCTACTCAAAATATGAGGTTGGCACGGCGAGCCCAAACCCAGAAACCCTAAGCAAGATAGCCGATGCCCTTGATGTCTCGGTTGATTATCTGCTGGGCAGCGACTCCCAGCCAGCGCGCCCCGGCTACATCCGCGTCCCGGTCCTCGGCCGCGTGGCAGCTGGCATCCCCATCGACGCGATCGAGGAGGTCATCGACTGGGAGGACATCAGCGCTGAAGCCGCCGGAGACGGTGAGTACTTTGGCCTGCAGATCAAGGGCCACAGCATGGAGCCCAAGATCTCGGACGGCGACGTCGTGATCGTCCGTCGCCAGCCGGACGTGGACAGCGGCGACATCGCCGTCGTGCTGGTAAACGGCGACGATGCAACCGTCAAGCGCATAAAAAAGAGCCCGCAGGGCGTGACGCTGATACCCAGCAATCCGGCCTACGAGCCTATGTATTACAGTAACGAGGAGATTGAGAGCTTGCCCGTGCAGATCCTCGGCCGCGTGGTCGAGCTGCGCGCAAAATTTTGATTGTGTCCAAAATGGACACGGGAGGAGAGTCAAAAAATGAAAAAGTGGTACCAGCACTGGACGATCTGGGCAGCGATCGTCGCGGCCGTTGCTGGCGACGCCCTTGCAAGCGCCAACCGCAACACCATCCACGCCAATGCGGTCGGCTACGCAGCCGGAGCGCTTATGGTCGCGGCAGCCGTGCTTGCAGTCGTCTTTGTCTTGCAGTACAGCCGCGCGAAAAAGGCAGCGCGCGAAGCTGACGACGCAGCACACGCCGCCGAGCTGCGCGAGCAGTGGGCGCAAAAGCAAGCGGACGCAGCCGCAGCCAAGGCAGCAGCCGCAAAAGCACCCGAAAAGCCCCGCGCAAAGTTTGAGCGCCACAAGCTTGCCGGCACGTCCTACCACATGGATGCAATCATGGCGCTGGCGCAGGAAAATCCCGACTATGATCTTACAAAGCGCGAGATCATCGACGACGATCTGACGGACGAGCGCATCTATCAGTACACTTTTACAGACGGGCCGGTCGAGCTGGTCGACGACCCGGACAACGAACACGACCCCAACGCCATCAAGGTGCTGATCGCCGGGCAGCACATCGGCTACATCAAGCGCGGCAGCACCGGCCGCGTCCATAACCTCCAGCGCGCCGGGCGCGTCCTCGGCGTCACGGCGGAGATCTACGGCGGTAAGTACAAGGTGGTGACGTGCGACGAGGACTACGACGGCACCGAGCACTACGATCTGATCAAGGACGAGACGGAATACGGCGCTGCGATCGAGATCCTCGTCCGCCCGGAGCAGGAGCAAGAACCCGTGTCCACTTTGGACACATAACAAAATAGCCGCCCGGTGCTGGCACACCGGACGGCTGACACAGAAAACCCAACCCAAGCAATAAGGGGGTAGTCTGCCCTGTTATCTTATCACGCCCATGCCGGGCGCGCAAGATGCAAGGCGCATTTGCTATGCAAAAATATATCAAGAGAAAGATCAGGGACGAGCGCGGCGTCTACATCGCCGTCTACGGCAAGACGCCGCAGGAGCTGGCGCAAAAGGTCGCCGAGCGCACCGCGGAGATCGAGCGCCGCAAGCAGCTTGCCGAAAATCCGCTTGTGTGGCAGTATGCGCAGACGTGGTACAAGCTGTACACGCCGCGCCTGAGCGACAGCCGCAAGTCCGACTACGCCATCGCCATCAACCGCCACATCTGTCCCGTCATCGGCGCGCTGCATATGCTGGACGTGACGCCGGGCGACATCGCCGACGTCATGCTGGCCTGCGCGGATCTGTCGCGCAGCTCGCAGGACAAGATCGTCTGCGCGCTCAAAAAAATTTTTGCCGCGGGCGAAAAGGCCGGCGTCGTGCGTGTAAATCCGTGCGTGGATCTGCGCGCCGGCGGCAAGCGCGCAGCGGAGAAAGAGGCGCTTACCCGTCAGCAGATGCAGACGCTGGAGGACGCAGTCGCGGGCACGCGCATCTATCCCTTTGTGATGATCGGCCTGTATGCCGGGCTGCGCCGCGAGGAGATCCTCGGCCTGCAGTGGGACTGCGTGCACCTCGACGGCGCTGCACCGTACATCTCCGTGCGCCGTGCGCTGCGCTGGGTGCACAATCGACCGGAGATCTCCACGACGCTAAAAAGCCCCGCGGCTCGGCGTGACATCCCGATACCGCCGGCGCTTGTCGGCTGCCTTGCAGACCTAAAGCAGACGGCGGCCGGCGACTGCGTCATCTGCGACGCCGCCGGAGATCCGTGGAGCATGACGGCGTACCGCAACGCCTGGCGGTACATCACGCGCCGCCAGACCGGCACGGCCAAGCGCACGGAGCACGGTGAGACCGTGCTCCGCGAGAAAAAGCTCGGCGAGACCGTGCGTAACTCGCGCGTGCGGATCACGATCGACTTTGCGGTGACGCCGCACATCCTCCGGCACACATACATCACCAATTTGATCCTGTCCGGTGCAAACATCAAAGTGGTGCAATATCTGTCCGGGCACTCCAAGGCCGAGATCACGCTTAACATTTACTCCCATCTCATGGACCGCTGCCCGGAGGCAAACTTGGGAGCGGTGCTGGCAGCTTTCCCCGCGCCGGAAAGCGCAGAAAAAAATATCCCCAAAAATATCCCCATGACGCCGCAGCGGGCATAAAATATCCGCTTTTTTATCCCCGCACAGCGGGCATCCTGACGCAATGCGAACGTGCTGCAAAACGCAAAAAAACCGGCAATCCCAATGAATTGCCGGGTTTTTTGCTGGTGGACGATACAGGACTTGAACCTGTGACCCTCCGCACGTCAAGCGGATGCTCATACCAGCTGAGCTAATCGTCCGTGTCAGCTTGCTTATTCTAACGCATCTATCGCGCTTTGTCAACCCCTTTTTTCGACGGCTCTGATTTTTTCAGAGCCGTCGAATCGGGTGGGCATTACTTGGCCGAAATATACACCGTGCAATCGGCCTTTACGCCGCCGCACTCGGCCGTGATCGTCGTCGTACCCTTGCCGACACCGGTCACAACGCCCTTGTCGCTGACCTTGGCGACAGACTCGTCCTTGCTCGACCACGTGACCGTCTGGTCGGTGCCGGTCGGATAAACCGTTGCGCTCAGCTGCAC